AAATGTATGCAGAGGGATATTGCAATTGATTGACAGTGTTGCATTGATGCATTACCTATGTTGAATGCTAAACACATACCTCAACCAATTGTTAATCGCTTGCCAGCAATACAATATTGAATTAGTTGATGCTGTTGTAGGTGCTGGCTTACCACGTTCTACCTTTTGGCGCTGGAGTAACCATGCTTCAGCGCCAACTGAACGTGCCGCGCAACGTGTTATGGATTACATATGCAACCGCCAATAGATAGTTGGCCTGATTTATGTAAACAACTGGCAGATCGACGGCGTGAATTACAAATACCATCACGCGATCTTGATGTAATTATTGATTGTGCCGATGGCTTGGTCAGCAAATGGGAGTGCGGTTTGAAACGCCCATCTGCATTAATGTTATTACGATGGATCAAGTCACTTAGTTTATGTTTGCAATTAGATTATGATGTGCTTGATCGGTATCAGGTTAAAGCAATTCTTACCGGACACAATGAACCGGAACACAAACGGTATCCCACACCAGAGCTTTTAGCTTTTTTAAAAGAACACAATGCCAAACTTATCCCCTGCGAAATATCGCAATAGGTTTGTTCGCGTTGATGGTGTTCACTTCCATTCCAAATGGGAAGCACAATACTGGCTAGCTCTTGAGCTTGCTCAACAAGATGGTTTAATCGACAGGCTACGCAGACAGGTTCGCTATGATCTTGTTGTGAATGGCCAGAAGGTTGGCCGTGCTGTTATTGATTTTGCTTTTATGAGAATAGAAAACAATGCGGCACGACAGTTTCATTTACAAGATTGCAAGGGCTACATACGCAATGGCACGCCAGCTACTGCGCTATGGAAACTTAAATACGCAATCATCGAAGCAACAACCGGAACAAAAGTTGAGGTCATCACAAAACCACGGAGGAAAGACCTTGCGGATAACACCATACAGACGTTCCAAAGTCGCCTGTATTCCTACTTGGCTCATGTGCCAAGCGACCGTATCACCCCAAGCTAAAATAATATACGCACAACTAACGTACTACGCTGGCAAAAGTGACCATTGTTTTCCGTCGCAACAAACCTTGTGCGATGCGGTTGGGTTACAGTTGCGTAGTGTTCAAAGATATGTGCGTGAGCTTGTCGACAATAAACTTATTGAAACTCAAACGCGTGGTAAGAAACAAACCAACATCTATTATTTTTTAGAGCATCCGTGGATGCAAAGTGATACGACAAATATGTCAGGTGCGACACGACAAGTTTGTCAGGTCCATAGTAAAGAGGAAAGAACTAAAGAGGAGGAAGATTATATGCTCATGACGTTTGATTTTTTCTGGGACAAATACCCTCGCAAGGTTGGCAAGAAACGAGCCAGCCAAATTTTTGCACGGGTAATTAATGATGCTGATCCTGTTGCATTCTTGCACGGATTATCGCACTATCAAAAATATTGTGAGGTAACGAATAAGCCAATCAAGTTTATCAAACATCCATCAACGTGGCTTACACAGGAGTGCTGGCATGACGACTACAGTGACGAAATCGAATCAGCAGATACAGGCGACCGATCGACAGGACGGCAGCGAATACTTGATGCACTTGATCGGACATCATTGCGGAGCGCACAACATACCGGAGCGGAGATTATCTCCATCGCTGATCAAAGACACCGAAACTTTTCTGAATAATCGAAGCGAACCTGCTACTGCGAAACAACTTGGTGGTTTCTTAGATTACATTGCTGTGTGTTTAAACCAATCACCCCCACCAACAGACACCTTGGAGCAATACATCCGTACATTCGAAACGGTTCCGTATCCAATCTTACGCGATGCCGCCGACGAACTCATCAAGACCTACAAATGGCCACGCTACCCCAGCATCGCTGACATATGGGAAAAGGTCGGGCCTCACCTTCGCAAAGTCGAACGGCTACAGGATGCACTACGCCAAATCAAAAACAAACCCGCGCGACGTAGCGGAGTCGCCACACACGAACGCAGCGCAGTCGCGCGACAATTCAAAGACCTAATCAAAAACTATAACAAATAACTTCCGGCACGGTTATCCGCCGCCGCTAGGCGGTGAGCGGCGGATAGCCGCTTGGAAGTTTATTGCAACAATGCACTAATTGTGTTGCAACGTTGCACTCATTCAGCTACTATGGGCAACTCGTTAGGAGATGCCCAGGTTTCAACAAGGAGAAAATTATGAGAGGACCAACCAACAACACACCAGCGCAAGAAGCCCTAAAAGATTTAGAGGCTATCAACCGATTGCTCAAAGCACTCAAGGTTCAGATCGACGGGCTACCCGATGTAAAGCACAGCGTACCAAACGCTTTAGTGATCAACGCCATCGAGCGTGTCTCTGATCTTTTCGACTTTGTTAGCCTTGAACTCGACAACGACCACGTTTCTGACTGGGGGAAAAACGATGCAGCATGAGCATGGATTTATATCCGAAACCGATTACCGGAATCACAACGCCATATCACGCAGTCAGGTATGGCGCATGATTACCAAAAGCCCAGCCCATGCATTAATTCCTACGCCAGCAACAAATGCAATGGAGCTTGGCACTGCTATACATCAAGCCTTGCTTGAGCCACACAAGTTTACCGAAACCTTTTTGTGTGGACCTGACAATCGGCGCGGCAACAAATGGAAAGACGCAGTAGCAGAGGCCGAGGCAAACAATCAATTGATACTTACGGCACCTGATTATGAAAAGGTCGAGCGCATAACAGATGCAGTTCTATCTAACTCGCTTGCGCGATCTATGATCTTGTCTAACTCTGCTGTCAAAGAATACAGCAGTTTTTTCAAACACGAACACACCGGCCTTCAATGCAAGGCACGCTTTGATGTCTTTGATGAATCGGCTGGAACCATCATTGATTTAAAAACAACAGCGGATGCAAGCAAGGATGCGTTCAGCCGCAGTTGCGCCAACTATGGATACCACTTGCAAGCCGCATGGTATTTGATGGCGCACGAAAAAGCTCATCAGTTTGTGTTCATAGCTGTCGAACGCGAAGAACCATATGCGATTTCATTCTATGAACTGGATGAAAACAGTCTTGCAGATGGCGAAAGCCTTATGCGTAAGGGCCTTGAACAGTGGAAGGAATGTGTTGAGTTAGACCATTGGCCCACCTATCCACAAAAGCTTCAAGAGATTTCCATTCCACATTGGGCAAGGAGTTAATTATGACACAAAACGAAATGATTTTGTCCCACCTTTTAGAAGGCAAAAGCATCACCCCCGCACAGGCATACGAAGATTTCGGGTGCTTGCGTTTGGCCGGCCGGATTTTTGAATTGCGTAAGGAAGGCCACAACATCCTTACGTTTCACACTCACGGCAAAGGCAAAGTCTTTGCTACTTACAAACTCAAGGAGGCTGACAGTGAGTAAAGAATCAGAACAGCTAACCCCGTTACAAAAAGCGCAAGTTGCTCTTGAGCAAAAGCGTAAGGACGGCGGCGGCATTCAAGTCCGTGGCGGTAAAAAATATATGGAGATCGTTGATCGCATCGACGCTTTCCGAAAGTTTTTTCAGATCGACATGGGTATTACTACCGAGTTATTGCACGCTGATGATAACTATGTCCGCATGAAAGCAACCATCCACCAAAGAAGCGGGGGTATTGTTGCGACAGGACACGCTGAAGAGGTACGCAGCGGCAAGGGTGTCAATGCTACATCGGCACTTGAGAACTGCGAAACATCTGCTGTTGGCCGAGCGCTGGCTATGCTTGGTTTGCATGGCGGCAGCATTGCAAGCGCAGATGAAGTTATATCTGCAATCAAGATGCAAGATACTATCGAGAAACTTGACGAGTATCTTACAGAAATTCTCAAACGATTTCCCAAGGCAGACAATCCTGTTACTGCATGGGAAGCTGTCACTGAGAAGTTGGAGGGACAAACACAGGTCATTCGATCCAATCCTGTGCTGTCTGACAAATGGAAAAAACTTTTAAATCTCAAGAAGGAATTAGTTAAATGAGCCAGAACATGAACCGCGTGGACTTGATTGGTCGCTTGGGTAGAGACCCAGAGTATTTTGATTTCAACAATGGTGGGCAAAAGGTTACGCTCACCATACCTACGTCAGAGCGTTATCAGGACAAAGAATCCAAAGAATGGAAAGAGATCACGCAATGGCATACTGTTGTCAGCACCAGTCCATATGTTACAAAGACCGCCAAGGGTTTACGGAAAGGAGATTTGGTTAGGGTTGTTGGGCAGGTTATCTATCGCTCTTATCAGAAAGATGACGGCACCAAAGTGAAGATAACAGAAATCAAAATCCCACCATACGAGGGATCAATTCACCGTCTATCTAATCCACGCGGAGACAGTACAGAGGACCAAGTGCAATCTGTCTCATCCGTACAAGCCAACCAATCACTTGATGATCTCGCAGACGATATACCATTTTAGCTTTTGCCACTCCTTTTGCGAAGTAGGATCGACTGGGAATCCTTTAAAACAGTGATGTCTTGTTATTGGTTCCGCGAAAACGTTGTAACAGACCGATATCTAAGGCTACGAGTAGGGGCAAAAGCTATGCGGGTAAGCCTTCTCTAATCACTGGTCCCAGACCAAACCCAAACACAGGAGAAACTTATGGAAACCTCTGAGTTAAAAACATTTAAGCTGATTGAACAGCTAAACCCAGAAGAAGAAGAAAACGCTTTTTATCTTGCTAACACATTGATCATAAAAATATACGATGCGTTAGTAGAGTCTGGGCTTGATGAAGAAAGTGCGCTTATCTACGCTCAATCATTCATCGAGGCAGGATACGATCAAGATGTGATGTGTGATCTGGCTATAGAGTTTACGGCAATAAAGAACTCTAAAAAGAATTAATTTTTATCAAGAGATTTAATCTTTTCTCTCAATTCGCCGTAGTCCAGCATCATACGTGTTATCGTTGAACAGTTTAAAGTTACAACGTCCCGCGCACATGGCGGTTGCATACGTTCTAATTCTTCCGCTGCTTGCTCCATAAAATTCGAATCGTATGTAACAAGCGGCGGCTTGATTAGAACAGGCTCAGAACTTTCGGCCGTTTTGTAATCGAAGTAAGCAGAACCAAGTGACGCGGCCCCAGATATCGCGCTAAAACTTTCCACTACGCAAGCGCTTTGCAGTGGAACTAACATTACGAGGCTTAACCTTAGACATTTTTTCTTGAGCTTCTGCTGCGCTCTTCGCTTGCGTACCCTTCTGCAAGTGCCGCCCCAACCAGATGGCCCCGCCAAGCGCTGCAATGGTTCCGGCAAGTAACGCAATAACAAGCCAAGCATTCACTTATTGCTCGCCTTTTTCTTTTAAGAAGAACCCAGCAATGCCAGCAATCGCGGCCAATGCCGTGCTAATCTGCTGCATTAAACCGGGATCAACATTGATGCCAACCAAAGCTAACACACCCGTGAGTGCTGCATAGCTCGATGGCTCTTTGAATCGCGAGATAATAGCTTGCATTTTAATAGCTCCATAAATTTGGCCGGGGATAATCTTCTAGTGTGTCCACATGGATAAACCGTTTTGAATGCGGACCTGTTTGCTGAATACCCACCCCCGTGATTTTCGGATATTGCATGATGACCTTTAACAGTGTCAATGCTTCAGTTCCGCTGCACCGAATGTCTGCTGCTTTGCCTGAGTAATGCGATCCCGGTTTACCACCGCGATTTATCTTGCGAGCTTCCACAGGATGCGCTGCACATCTATATCCAGAACTGATAACCATTGAGCGACCGTAGCTTGTGCGTATTTCTTGCAACGCTTTAATAAATTTTTCATCCATAATATTGTCATCATGGCCATTGCAGTTTTTATTTTTAGGACAGTACTGACAGGCAAACTCATGCGGTTTAAAGTTTAGCTCACCCCAATCAATCATTTGTTTTTTCCTCTAATGATGGCACTGGCAAATGGCGTCCATTGTGTGCGCTTAAATACTCTGCTCGATGTGCATCAAGATCGCGTCGCATTTCTTCCAACAAAACCATTTGTCTTTCAGAGCGTCGATGTTCTATCTCACGTTCTTTAGGGTCCATCATGTTGGCAATAACATGCAGTTTCTGCCCGACCAAATCTGTAGCGGTATCGTTTTTATCTAAACGACTATCTAATTGCGCTAACCGTTTTGTGGCATCCTTTACATGCTCATCTAAATCTTGCACCTTAGTCTTTGTTACGACGAAACTTGTGATAACTGAAGCAAACAAAGCACCGATGCTCACAATCATTTCAAGCGAAAGTTCCACACTATTCCCAATGCGCGTCATCACTTGGGTCAAAAGCTAAAACTTCAGCATCAGTCTTTGATGGCAAGCCAGTTTCAATCTCATTTGATTTTGCTCGCAATGCCGTAACCTTTGCCCATTCTGCCGCAGCAGCAGCTTCTACAGCCTCATCATCGCTCCATAAATCAGCGATTGTATTTCTTTGTTTCCACTCTGGCATAATAATTAAAATGCGTTTTTCACATTCTGCTTTAATAAGAGGATGTAAGGCTTCGCACCATTGTTCTTTTGTAAATCCAGAATCGTTGCCTTGATGGTCAAGAAAATTAGCCATGCTTTACTCCATAAGCACTTGTGTTGCACTAACAGCAATACCAGCGGTTCCGTATCCAGCATCTGTTGTTCCAACACTGCCATCATTTTGAACAAATTGGGTGTCTCCAATTGTCATCCCACCCGCTGCCATTGTAACTACTGCCCCTGCAACAGCTATTTCGACAGATTGTCCGTCGCTGACAGTGCTTTTCGCAACGCCAAGGAAACGTTCCGTTGTGCCAGTTGCTTTGATGTTGGTTACTTGTCGTGCGACACGCACACCAATAAAAGGTTGCGCTACGCTAGAAACATACGGTTTTGCTAAAAACCCATCGACGTCGGGACTGTAGGCAACAGGCGTATAACTCAAAGCTACCTGAGTCGTAATTTCTACATTCGACCCCTCAAGGACGAAAATATCACCGGTTGCGTCTACGCCTGGAGTAAACTTAACAACCCTATAAGAAAATCTATTTGAGTTATTTTGGTCGTTAAAAAAACAAACAAGATGATCGCTGTTTGGAATGCTAATTACTTTTTTGGCATGCCCGTCTTGATGATTTGATTGAATTTCAACGAGTGAAGACTGTTTAAGAATACCGTCCGACCCAACAGACAGCGAATACAAATGTTCACTATCAAACACAAAGGCACGATCCTTCGTCGCATCATAGCGAATATCGCCAGCACCCATAAAGCTGTGTGGGGGGTCTGAATAAGAACCAGAACTTGGAATGGTTCCAGCGCTTTGCGAAGTGAAAGTCCGCGACCCGGCGCTGCCGCCAATGTATCCGACCGAATATCCAAGCCCGTAACCGTAGCTACTGTATTTGTAAGCGCCCAATAACCATTTATTTGAAGAAGTAAAGTGAACCGACTGGTGATAATAAGTGTGGGTCTGGCTGGTCATATCGCCTTCACCCACATCAATGTCACTGGTTACGCCAGAAAAAGTATCGCCGCTCGCGTCACTTCCCAACGACGCTTGGGCAAATCGAATTCTGGGCCCCGTCGGTGATGTTGTCGTACCAAAGCCCAAGATAAGCTCATCGGCATCTAAACAATTTGTTGTACCGTAAGGTCGGTTTCCGGAATACCAGACCAATTGATTGCTGGCTTTCATTGCGCCACTGACAACATTGAGTGTGTTTAACGTCACATACGCTGATGAGTTTTGGTTGTGCATGAGCGTTCGTTGCATAGCTGGGCAATACTTGACCGACCATGTGCCAATGGGCGAACCGTTTATGAGTACGGGAGGAGCCGCCTCGCTTATAACAAGCGACGAGTTCATGTTCAGCGCGTATGCGCGACCAGTATTCGAACCAGAAATGGTGTTTTTACCCGCCCAGATAAAAAGATCGTCGGTTGTGTCGTAGTCCATTCCATTGGACTCTGCGGTGGTTTCGCCAGATTGGGTGTAAGTAGACGCTGAAAGTGCAGCAGATACTGAGCTTGCAGCAACTTCACTAACTGTGCCATTGGCGTTTAAAATAACAGTTTTACCAGTAGTAATAGCACCACTGGCTGTTGCTGTAACCGTACCACCGCCTGACGGAATAGGTAGATTTGTTAAATTGGCACCACTAATTGCGGGCAACGCCCCGCTTCCATCAAGTTTCAATATTTTATTGGCACCGGATGTTGCAACATCATCAGCGGTAATAACACCGTAGCTGTCTACTGCTTGTTTAGTCCGCAATGGCGTCATCAAATCACCATTGTCAGTACCCGCTTCTGCTTTAGATTGAGTAGCAATTGTAACCGCAGCAGATGCAGCAGAAGCTGCCGCAGCAGTAGCAGATGCGCTTGCTTCAGATGCCTTAGTAGTCGCTGTAGTTGCAGATGCGCTTGCTGATGAAGCTGACGAGGCGGCAGCAGTAGCTGATGCGGCCGCATTTGATGCGCTAGTGATCGCACCACTAACGTCAGATACGGATAGCGTTGTTTCTGGATCGCCGCTTGATGAATTAAAACTTAACATCTTGCCAAGTCGTGTAGCTTTAACTGGCAAGGTCATGTTTACAGATGTTGGGTCTTGCTCTGGCGCTTGCACTGAGCGGTCAACAGTTTCCTCAAACTGCTGCAACATAGAAACATAGCGATTAAAGTCTTTGTTTACCGCATCAATATCTAATGGCCCTGTGCTTGCTAAGTTTGCAAGACGGTCGGTTGATATGTTGCGTAAGATTGTTACCGTTGTATTTGAAACACCAGATGCCAGTGTATTAACAAGCGTTACAGTGCCACCATCAAAACCACCATCCGTACCAGCATTTCCAGAAACCGTGTAATGTGTCGACACCGTTAGCAAGGTATCGCCATTGTAGACTTTCAAATCTGTGCTTGTGTCAAAAATAACAAAGTCAAACGTGAATGACGTTTGTGGTGTACCGCCAACAACAACTTGTTTTTTTGGCGATTCAGATGGAACTGTAATTGTAGCCATAGCCGCTAATCCTATTCGTCATCAAACTGACCAGCCGTTTCTTTGGCTAGCGCAGGGATAAAGTTTGCATACCACGTCCGTAATGGCGTCAATTGAGTCAATGCTTTTGCATACTCTGATGGCTCTTCTGCATTTTGCAACGCACTCAAGGTGCTAAGAAACACGGAACCTGCTGGACCAGCAACCGCACCCGCTGCTTCGTATGGGCTGACATCACGTACCAATGACTCACCACCACCTAAAGCACGCAATCCAACATTGCCCATACTAATAATTTCCAAAACATTATTGGGCTCCATAAGCAGAGGTATTACGCCACTGTAATCAATTGCGCGTAAGGCTTTGTCAAAGTTATCTGTATCAAATGGATTAGCCCGAAGCTGTTGAACAATAATGCCACCAATCAACATACCCAATGCGCCACGCCATAACCGTTTATCCCTTGGCCTTTGCAACATGGGAAGCAATTGCTCTTGAGTGCTGGCTATAGAAAATGTTCTAAACTGTAACAAGTACCCCCAAAGGT